CGGGTTTCCGGTGCTACTGCACTTCAACACATTAAAATCATTATATATGAATTTTAATCGCTGTTGAACCATTAAAGAATCTTTTAGAACGATTTAAAGGGTTCTCAGTAGTCTTTACTCGTTTTCCACTTGATAGGTTTTTGAAATATATATAATTCCTAGACCCAGCATGCGGGTTTGCCTCTCTCATAAAGATTTTGATGGTTTTAAAATCATCATGTCTAAAGATTGGCTAGAGTGGCCTAAAACGGGATCTTATCCAGAATAGTGCATAATGCTACCTGGGTATCGCTTACTGATTAAGAAAGCTGTATGCAGCAACCAACCTTTACCTTAAAATGTTTGAATTACATTTCAAAATATTGAGAAGATTACTGGTTTGGGCTTTTCCACAGTCGAGTATTATCATCAAAAGCCACTTTAGATTTTTCCAAACTTGATTACTCAAGTCTAAGAAAGATTGACAATTACCATACCTTATTAAATATTTTAAACAAATGAGGTTACATTGTACTAGGTACATATGTGGTCATCCGTTAAAAACGAATGATATGAGAATTGGCTTAACTAAAGATGGTTGACCTAAGAAGCTCCTGTTCTTAAAACCCTTAGCTGATAGTAAAAATCCTGTTAATTTAAAAATTGTGTTAACATTTTTAAATTTTTCAAGATCTTGGGAACTCTCTAAATCTGATTGAAATAGAGTAGTACCTGATTTTAAAAGTATATCATCACCTCAAAAAAGTGATTTTTATATTTTTGAATCTTACTTATCAGATTTTACTAAAGATTTTAATCTAAAGTTACCGGGTCCAAAATTTACATATGATCAAGTTTATATGTCTGAAAAGGCTGGTCCACAAGGACCGGCTTCTAAGACAGCCATGATGAATCTTTGTCTATTTGACCAAGATACAAAATTGGCGTTAAACGGTATCACAGATAAAAATGGGAAGGTATTTTTAGATGCCAGTTTTAAAGAAGGAAGACTCTTAAAAGAGTCCCCTAAAATACCTGTTTTAGGTAAATTAAGTTTTGTTAAAGATCCTGAAGCTAAACTTCGGATAATAGCCATAACTGACTATTATACTCAGTTGTTGATGAAACCTATTCATGATGATATATTATCATTATTGAAGAAGTTTCCTTGCGACAGAACCTTTACTCAAAATCCTTTTCATAACTGGGAGAACGATGGGGAGGCTTTTCATAGTCTTGATTTATCCTCTGCGACAGACAGGTTTCCTATTACCCTTCAAGAACGTCTTCTTGGCCATATTTATGATAAAGATATAGCTAAGAATTGGCGTTATTTACTTAGTAATAGGAAATTTGGAGTAGACATCCGTGACCTAACCATAAACCATAGCCAAGAGTGTATCGATGAGAACACTATTAGTTATAGTTGTGGTCAGCCAATGGGTGCTTACTCCTCATGAGCAGTGTTTACTATTACCCATCATTTTATCATATATTTTTGTGCTAAATTAAATGGTATAAAAACCTTTAAAGATTACATCATTCTTGGTGACGATATTGTCATCAAGAACAGTAATGTCGCCAAAACATATATTGAAGTAATGAATGGGCTGGGGGTTGAGGTCAGCGTCAACAAAACACATGTGTCTAGTGATACATATGAATTTGCTAAACGTTGAATCCAACCATTCAGATCCGTTAAGGAGATAACTGGGATTCCCTTAAAGGGAATCATTCACAATTTTAAAAATCCACAAATTGTTTATACAATTTTGTATGATTATTTTAAAATTAAGAATAACCTTTATCTCGGTAAAGATTCTTTAGTAAAAATGATAAGTCACCTATATAAATCTATCTATATTTTAGAACGTACGAAGAAAAAGACACTTAAGAAGAAGTGACTTTCTATCAATAAGTCTACTTATAGACAGGTTATAGCCTTAGAGATGGTTCTTGATGCTTCTTTTGGTTACATTACTTACGAAAAATTTAGAAAATTTTGAGTAAGTATTGTACCATTTGAAGGTACAAGTGTTCCTGCCAGTTTGAGTATAGGCCTCATTCAATTGAAGAGGATACTCATGGTAGGAATTGCCAAATCTGTAATAACTGCTGATAAAGAATTTATCAAAGATCCTGTTTCTATATGATATAGATTTTTGGATTTTTATAATATTCGATATCATGTTATTCACCCCCAAATTCTTGGAGTCTTTAATAACTTGTCTCAAAAGTTGCATAGTCTAGAAAAGTTTAGACGCCAACGAGGTGTATGTTTACATAACATCTCGAAGGATCTATCTTTACTC